AATGGACCCAGTGCAGTCTACTGTTGCAAAAATAACTGAAGACCCTGATCAAATGATAGGTACTGGTACTGGTCAAGTTACTGGTACTTCTGGTTATACTGCTTCTACTGCTGGAACCACTGCTACAGCCACAGCACCTACTAGTCCAGGTGCAGCGACTTACACAGCTACAGGAGCTGCTCCTGCAGTAGGTGCAGAAGTTGATAAACTAGATAGTGGTGCATATCAAACCACCATGACCCCTGAAGCTATGGTTGACGCTGCACAAATGAACGAGTCATCTGTATCTGGTATGAAAGCTGCACAAGGCTCTGCATACATGATGAACAATCCTGTACAGAGAGAAATTCAAAGTGGTGAGCTTATCTCTGGTGCTGCTGATGCAGCTAAGGCTGCTGCATTTGCTGAACAGATACAAGCGGCTTCTGCTACCCCTTCAAAAAAAGCTACGGTACAAGGTCAACTTGGAGACTTAATGCAGGACTTCGAAGGTGGTGACACACCTGCGTGGGCTGCTGGTGCTATGCGAGCCGCAATGGGAGCAATGGCTTCTCGTGGACTAGGGGCTTCATCACTAGCTGGACAAGCTGTCGTACAAGCTGCAATGGAATCAGCACTGCCAATTGCACAAGCTGACGCAGCGACACAAGCAAGATTTGAATCTCAGAACTTGTCAAACCGTCAACAACGTGCTATGCTTGCGGCAGAACAACGTGCTCAGTTTATTGGCCAAGAGTTTAACCAAGAGTTTCAAGCAAGAGTTCAAAATTCTGCTAAGATCTCTGATGTAGCAAACATGAACTTTACTGCCGAACAACAAGTTGCTCTTGAAAATGCTCGTGCAGCAAACACAATGAACTTAGCAAACCTAAGTAATAGCCAGGCTATGGTTATGGCAGAAGCTGCTGCCTTGTCGCAAATGGATATGGCTAACCTTAGTAATAGACAACAAGCTGCTGTTAAAAATGCTCAGGCATTTCTTGAAACAGACTTTAGAAACATGGATCGTATTCAGCAGATGGATACGTTTAAGACACAGCAAAAACTTGCTGCATTGTTTACTGATCAGGCTGCAGATAATGCTGCAAAACAATTTAATGCTACTAGTGAAAACCAAGTCAACCAATTCTTTGCAGGTTTAGAAGCACAGTCTTCACAGTTTAATGCATCTCAAAAGAATGCTATGGCTCAGTTTAATGTTAATGCAGAGAATGCATCGAAGCAATTTAACGCAGATGTAAAAAATCAAAGGGAACAGTTTAACGCTAAGAACAGTTTACTTGTAGCTCAAGCTAATGCTCAGTGGAGACAAAACATTGCCACTACAAATACAGCTGCACAAAACCAGTCTAACATGGATTACGCAAAAACCATGAACAATCTTACTGCTAAAAACATAGATGCTGTTTGGCAACGTGAACGTGACTTAATGAGCTATAACTTTACCTCTGAAGAAAATGCTAAGACTAGGGCAATGGAACTTATTATGGCAGATAGAGATTTAGCAGCTCTTAAAGATAAGATCGGTTATCAAGACGATGCAGCTAAAACAGAGTTAGCCTTTAGGTTCTTGTTTGGTTCTTCATTCGGCGGGCTATTTGGTTAAGGGATAAATAATGTATAAACTTGCATCATTAAAGTATAGAGAAGCTTTAGAAAAAGGTGGATCGGGTGTAGATCTACAGGCTATATCTAGACAAGATATTAAAAGTGCCAGTGCTAGAGCAGGTCTTGGTAAACGTGTAGACACTACAGCACCAGAGGTATCTAATCCTCAATCAGATATGGAAACTCAGTTGATGCAAAGGTATGCAGATGCATATCAAAGAGTTCAAGATGCCCCTACCACAAAAGAAAGATTTTTAGCTATGCTAGAAAAAGATGTTTCTATAGGCGCTGGGTTAGATAACGAAGATATATTTGCATCTCCTGATATAGACATGACTGACGAAGAAAAAGAGATACAAAAAGAATTTACAAAACGTTTTAGTAAAGGTCTAGGTAGCCCTAGTGAAACAACTTCTGTTGAAGATTTTATCGCATCTTTTGAAGTATCAAAGCCCCAAGAAACTTACAAAGCTTATTGGGATAACAAGCAGTGGTCTATTGGTTTTGGTACAAAAGCTAAAAATAAAAACGAAGTGATTAGCCACGAGGAAGCTTTGTCTAGACTAAGTGAAGAGACTACTAAAGCAAAAGAGTTTGTTTTAAAAGCTCAGGAAAAATATGGATATAATTTTACTGACAACCAGGTTGATGCCTTGACTAGCTTTACCTACAACTTAGGTCCAACAAATCTCGATAAGCTTACAGAGAATGGCACAAGAGGTATTGAAGAGATCTCTGATATGATTCTCGAATACAATCGAGCTGATGGTAAAGTTCAAGAGGGGTTAGTAAAACGTAGACAAGCTGAGTACGACCTCTTTAACGAACTATAAACTAAGGAAATAATATGTTTAACGTACCTATTCCAGGAGAGTCTTTGACAGTAGAACCAAAGAGTATGCCGTATGAAAGACCTCCAGAAATATCAGACCCTATAGAAGCACTTGATCTACACATCAACAACATCACTAGGCCAGATGCAATGGAGGATATGTTCTTCTTTCTGGATAGTGGTCTTGACCTTACTAGTTTAGTAGAGGGTATACTTCGTAGTGCTGTTATGGCAGGTATGCATAGCGTTGATGTAAGTTTAATTATTGCTCCAGTATTGCACGAAGAGATTAAAGCACTGGCACTAGAAGCTGGTGTAGAGTTTGAAGAAGGCTTTGACGACAACGAAGAAAAGAACGCTGTTGACTATGGTCGTGATGTTAGTCGTGCAAAGAACATGATGAAAGAGCTTCGTGAAAAAGAAGGAGAAGTTGTTGGTATTGGTGTAAGCGTTATGCCTGTAGAAGTAACAGCAACAGAATTAGAAGAAGAAGAGCCAACTAAAGAGGCTCCTAAAGGTTTGATGGCAAGGGGATAAGACATGGCGTTTAGTGCAGTAGGTGCTCTCAATTGGATGAGAGAAGCTAATAAAAACTATATGGACAGTAAGATTGCTGAACAAAACCTTATCTCAAGGCGTGAAGATGCTTTACTTTCTTTATACATAAAGAATGGTGGTGCATACACAAATAAGAAAACTGGTAAAGAATATAACACCGCTGCTAAAAATGCGCTAGTATTACAAGACAGAGTAAATACTTATGGTGAATCAACTAATGATCCAGACACCATAGAGTTTTACAACAATATCTTACAAGATCCTATGGCTGCAAGCGAGGTTATGGATTTTATTACTGAGCAAGAAACTAAGTACAATAGAATTATTCCTATACAAGATGTGCCTAACTATATAAACATTATTAACGCACCGAATATTTCTGTTGATGAAAAGATAGATATTTTTAAAGAGCTGGACTTAGCTGACCTTACAGATAAAGAAGAGTACTACGAGCTTGCATCTAAGATACAAAACATGACCACTAAATCTGGTCGTACAGTATTTACTGATGTGGCTCCAGGATCACAGATTAGTCAAGACGAAACAATTAAACTAGCTGATCAACAATATGAAATGATGACTGGACTCTTAGTACCAGTTGCACAGACATACCTTAATAATAATCCTGAAGGTACTCAGGCTGTTGAAACAGCAAGTGCAATTCAAAACTTAGAAAGTGCTGATGAGTTTGTTAAATCAAAAGCTAGAAAGTATTTGTTTGAAACCTATACAACACCTGACTTCGTTTCAAATCTAGAAACAACTATGCCACGATTCTTTAGAGGTCTTGGTAAAATACCTCAAGTCGTTACTTTGTTTGAAGCGCAAAAACCTCTTGAAGGTGGAGGAGATCCTCCCCCAATAGTTCCAACAGTGTACCCAACACCAACACCAGATGCAGTTGCTGCACTAATGGCAAACCCAACAGAACAAATGATAAGAGAGTTTAACGATTTTTATGGGCCGAACAAAGCTTCTGACTATCTAAACTAGGAGAAACTATGGCTAACTTTTTTGAGCAGTTTCACCAGCAAAAAGAACCTGAAAATTTCTTTTCTCAGTTTCATACTGAAGAGCCAACTTTACCTGCACCTACAGCTCCTCAAACAACACTTCCCGAACCTGGTACATATACACAAGACGATATGGTAGAAGACGATCAGATGTTTTCTATCATCCAAAACTATATGGCTGATCGCTATGGTCCATTGTCTATGGAGGGACAAGATAGAGAGTCTATTGTAGATAGTTTCTTAAACAATCGTCGTGGTGTTGTGTCTGGTAACTCTGTAAGAGCCTTGTCAGAGATCGACTATATCAATGATATATCCGAAGACTCTGCTAAAATGGGTAATGCTGCAGCCGCAGCTGCCTTATATGAAAACATGGCTGGTTTATTTAGTGAAGAGACAACCTTTGCTGAAAAAGCTGAGGGTGTCATGGACTTTACACGTTCAGCTATTGCTGATCCTATCAACTTAGTTGGTGGATTTATTGGTAAGGCTGTAGGTCAAGGTGCTTTAAGAGTTGGTTCTAACGAGGTAAAGAAAAGAGCACTAAAGAAAATGTCAGAGGCATCAATTAAAAAAGGTGCTACTCAAGAGACAGTAAAAAAAGCAGGACAAGAAGCTATTAAGGTAGCTGTTAAAGAGTCTGGTGATGTTGTTACAAAAGAAGTAGCAGAGTATACTGCTAGGGTTATGTCCAGTAAAGGATTTAAAAGACTGTATACCAGAGGAGCTTTAGCTGAGATAGGAACTACTGTAGGTATTGATGCCGCAGTAGGAGCTGGTACAGAATATCTTTATCAAAGCGGACTTATTAAACTAGGTGTACGTGAAAACTTTGATAAGTATTCTATGGGTTTTGCTGCGCTGGGCGCAACAGTTTTAGGAGGAGTACAAGCTGGTAGGGTTATGCTACGTGGTAGTACAGGAACTGTAGCTCCGTCTATCGCAGTCAAAGAACCTAAACCAGAAAACGTTGTTCTTGAACTAGCTAACTCAGTTGGTAAGTATGGTAAAGCTACTGTTGAAAAATCTAGCACTTGGAAAAATAAAGTTGCAGGTGGTGTTGAGTTAAAAGATTTAGACTCAGAATTTTTTGTAGATCTTTTACTAGGTCACGTTGATGATGACGGTAATATAGTTTTAAAAGGCCTATCACAAATTGCACAAGAAAAAGGTTTAATTTGGACCAAGCGATTTGAAGATGATAAGTATGCTAACTGGATGGCTGACATAATTAAACAGTCAGATCCAAAACAGATTACTAATTTTGTAAAAGCATTTGAAAAAGCAACTGGCAATAAACTTAAGGATGCAAAGAAACTAACTCTTGATGAGTTTGCAGATACCTTTGCACTAAAGATAAATCATTCTGCAAGAATACTTAATGCTCTTTCACAAGGCTCAAAACGAAATGGTATTTCTGCAGCAGACATGACAGTTCAAGATCTTATTAAGGATGCTATGGACGCAGGGTATTTACCTAAAGATAAAACAGACCCTTTTTCTACAAGCCTTTCTGAAAAGATACCTGACTATATACGAAACAATCAGAACAGAGTTATTAGATTACTTGTATCTAACCCCTCTACCAGCGCACTAAACATGATTGGTTATGGTGCTAATGCAGGTATCGGTATGGTTTCAGACATGGCTCTTGCCACACTGCATCTTGGTACAGGTACTATGGCAAACCTTATTGGTATGCAAAAACAAGGGGCTAAATCTTATCGTTTAGCTAATACCTTAATTCAATCAAATGCGTCAAGAGTTAGACGACTGCTTGATCCTGATATGACATACGCTGCTTTTGAGTCTGCTCTTTCAAGAAACTCAGAGGCGCTACAAAAACTATCTAACACATTGCCAGGTGGTATTGAAAATACTACACGCATGATTACTGATAGTAAGATCTCACCAGAAATGCAGATGCTTGGTCTAAAAACTGATGAGGCTATTGATGTAATACAAACAATATCTTTTGTTAAAGCACAAGATAGATTTACCAAGTCTCAAGAGTTTGTATTTCAAATGGACAAAGCTTTAAGAACTACCTTTGGTAAAAGCTGGAATGATTTTTACAATGGACCAGAAGCTGTAAAGCTTATGGCAACAAAAGAATACAGAGATCTTGAGTCTGTCGTAGTAGAAAAAACACTTGAGTCTATCTTCTCTAAATCTTACAAAGGCACAGATGTTTTAGGTGAAGTAGCTGGTATCATTGAAGATGCTAGAAATATTCCTGGTGTTGGTTTGCTTGTACCTTTTGGTCGTTTCTTTAATGCTACTGTAGACTGGGGCTTACAAGCTTCTGGTCTTAGCATTACAGGTAAAGCTATGGGTTACTATGGCGATAAGACTTGGGGAGAGTTGGGTAGTAGAGCTGCTGTTAGTTGGGCATTTGCCTCTACTATGGTTGAGAACGAAAGAGAAAACAGGAAAAAAGGTATTGGTGTTTTTCAAACAGTAGACCCTTTAACTGGTGAGGTAATTACTCAACAATATGATTATCCAATCTCAGCATTTAAAGCTGCTGCACGAGTTGCTTCCTATTGGGTAGATGGTGAAGAGCCTCCAAAAGAATTGTTGCAACAAGTTGCTAGAGACTTTACTTTAGATGGTGTTCTTAGAAACTTAAACAAGACTCAAGAAGATGTAGCATCTTTAGTTTACTACATGTTCCAAGGAGATATGAAAGAATCTTGGAATGCCTTTGGTAAATCAATGGGTAACGTAGCAGTTCAACCTGTTGCAGGTGCGACACGTTTTCTTGAACCTTTAAACGTAGCCGCAGGTGTAGTAAGAGGTGAAGCTGCAAGACCTATTGATAGGTATCAAGGTAACAAAACCTACAACGACATGGTAAAGTATATTGATAACCTGATACCATTGTTTACTGGTGAGCCAGTAGGAGAAACACTTAAGACTGCAGCTGCAGGTGAAGCAGATGTTACTTCAACAAAACCTATGGGTATAAGAACCATCAGACTTACTGACACTCAACGTGTAATGAACATGATGGGATACGAGCAGTTTAGTCTTAATGCTGCAAGAAAAATTAGACAGACTGTACCCAAAGCTGCTAATGAATATAACGGTATCTTGTTTGATATTATTGAGGCTGAAGCTGGTGCACTGATGGCAAGTAAAGGCTTTAGAAAAATGTCTACTGATGCCCAGCGCAGATACTGGAAAACAGATGTGTTGCCCAAGGCTAAGTCATTAGCTAAAAGTTTCTTGGCTATGCAATACTCAGGACCACTAGACACTATAGATTTACAATATCAACTTAGTCAAAAATATACGAGAGATGATCTTAATGATGCTATCGAAGAACTAAACTTTGAAGATGGCAGTGATCTTGGAGATCTAAATCGTGGGCAACTCTTTTTAATACAAAACTATCTGGACACTGTAGATAGCCTTAAGCTTTTACAGACCCCATCAGATGTAGGTGCCTCTAGGTATCTGTCAAAGTAAAGGGGTCTTACGACCCCTCTTCTAACATCTTATCTGCCCATTCATAAGCTTCTCTTCTTATGTCTTCGAACCTAGCATAACCTGGCTGATTAGCCAGTAGTCCTGCAAGAGCTTGTCCTGCTAGGTATATTCGTGCTGTCATTGGTTTATCAGGCGGCTTTTTATTTTGTTTAAACTGACGAGCTTCTTCCAATAAATTATTTACTTTGGGTGGCCTACCTCTAGGTTTCTTTACTTCCATGTTACTTCCTTAACTGCTGTTGTATCAAAGCCTCAAGATACCATCGGGCTTTCTTTAGATCTTCTATACCATTTTTATATCTCCATCGGTGTAAGTATTTAGCAATGTTACCCCTGAGATAACCAGTATATTCTTCATCAGTTAAA